CCGTCTGGCACCAATGCTCAACTGCTTGCAAACAACGGTTCTGGCGGGTTTAGCAATGTAACCGTAGGCTCGGGCTTGAGTTATAGCGCGGGCACTTTGAGCGCAACCGGTGGCGGTGGCGGTGGCCTATCTTGGCAGGCCGCGCAAACGACAAGTTTTACGGCAGTTGCAGGTAGTGGCTACCCATGCAACACAACTTCTGCCACATTTACAGTTTCTTTACCTGCAACGCCAAGCGCGGGTGCTCTTGTTACGTTGATAGATTACGCAGGGACGTGGGGCACCAACCCGTTGATCGTTTCTGGTAACGGCAGCAAGATTAACGGGCTTTTGGTTCAAACCACACTGGCTACAAGTTATTCATCCGTGCAGTTGGTCTATATAGACTCTACGCAAGGTTGGAAAGCCTACTCGTACTCTATAACGCCGTTGCCGCAAAATATCGAATTGGATTTTCTTGTCATTGCCGGTGGCGGCGGTGGTGGCGGAAACGTCGGTGGTGGTGGCGGCGCAGGCGGTTATGTTGCGTCTACCTTTAGCGCAGTAATTGGCACTTCTTACACCATCACAATCGGTGCGGGCGGCGCAGGCGGCATTAATGGTGCATACGGCACCAATGGGTCTAATTCTGTCGCGTTTTCAACTACTGCTGTCGGCGGTGGCGGCGGGGGCTTCGCCACCACCGCCCCCCGCAACGGACTAAACGGCGGTTCCGGTGGCGGCGCGGGTTCGTTGCTTGATACATTGGACCCCACCGCCACTGGCGGCACTGCAACTAGCGGTCAGGGCAACCGAGGCGGTAATGTCACTGGCAGTGCCGCTGGCTCTGGCGGCGGTGGCGGTGCTTCTGCGATAGGTGGGGATACGAGCACGAACACACCCGGTGCGGGCGGCGCGGGTACCGCTTCTAGTATTACCGGCTCCTCCGTGACTCGCGCTGGTGGCGGTGGCGGTGGCGGCTTCCCTGACCCCGCCGGTGGTGCCGGTGGTGCCGGTGGCGGTGGCGCAGGTGGAAATCCCACTAACGGCGCGGGAACCGCAGGTACGGCTAACACTGGCGGCGGTGGTGGCGGCGGAGCAGGCGGCTTAGCCCCCGGCGGAAATGGCGCTGCGGGTGGTTCTGGGATTGTGGTGATTGCTTATCCAGACGTTTACCCCGCCCCTACTACTATCGGCGCCGGTCTTACCTATGACCAACCAACCCGAGCCGGGTTTCGCGTGTACCGGTTTACTGCGGGCACCGGAACGATTGTTTGGTAAGAGGTAAACATGGCCTATTACGCACTCCTCGATAAAAACAACGTAGTCGTTCAAGTCATTGCAGGCAAGGACGAAGACGAAGGTATTTACGATTGGGAAGTCTTTTACGCCGCTGAAACGCGCCTGAAGTGCCGACGCACAAGTTTTAACACCGTAGGTGGTTTGCATACCCAAGGCAAAGAGCCTTTCAGGAAAAACTTTGCCGCAATCGGGTTCGTATACGATGAATCTCGGGATGCTTTTATCCCGCCGAAACCGTTTGACAGTTGGTGTTTGAACGACCAAACTTGTCTTTGGGAGCCGCCCGTACCGATGCCGAGTGACGGTATCCACAAGTGGGACGAGCAGACCCAGACTTGGATTCGTGTAAGCGAGTAACCAATGGCTAAGAGTCAAGCATGGCAACGGTCAGAGGGGAAGAATCCCGAAGGCGGCTTGAACGCCAAAGGGCGCGCCTCTTACAACCGCGCCAATCCGGGCAAACCGGGCTTGAAGGCTCCACAGCCGGAGGGCGGGCCGCGCCGCGACTCTTTCTGTGCCCGGATGAAAGGCATGAAGAAGAAGCTCACAAGCGCAAAGACCGCGAACGATCCAGATTCGAGGATTAACAAGAGTTTGCGAGCATGGAACTGCTGATATGGAACGTCATCCTCTCCTTCCTGTCGGCGATCATTCTCTGGGTGATCAAGTCGCATGCGGACGAGGTGAAGCGCATTCAGATTCTTCTCAACCGTACGCGGGAGGAGATCGCCAAGGAGTACGTCACGAAGTCGGACGTACACGACGATATGAACCGGGTGATTGCTCGGTTGGATCGTCTTGAGGGTAAGTTGGATGCTTACATGAAGGAGCAACGAAGTGCCCTCAGTTAGCGGAAAACAGCACAGGTTCATGGCGGCGGTGGCTAACAACCCCAAGTTCGCCAAGAAAGCAGGCGTCCCACAGTCCGTGGGAGAAGAGTTTGTTCAGGCCGATAAGGGCCGTAAATTTTCCAACAAGGAGTCCGAAATGAAGGCAAAGAAGATGGCTATGGGCGGTGGCGTTATGCAGAAGAAGGGCATGACGACTGCCAAGATGGGCGCTGTTAAGACTGCTGCTCCTAGCCGCGACGGCGTTGCCGTCAAGGGCAAGACCAAGGGCACGATGGTCAAGATGGCCGGTGGCGGCAAGATGGGTAAGTGCTGACATGATGCCCAGTCGCGGTATGGGGGCCATCATGCCCTCGAAGATGCCCAGCGGTAAGCGCAAGGCTCGCCGCGACGACACTGACTTTGAGCAGTATGCTGAAGGCGGTGAGGTGAAGTCCAAGGTCAATGAGGCCGGAAACTACACCAAGCCCGGTATGCGCAAGTCGCTCTTTGAGAAGATCAAGGGGCAGGCTACGCAAGGTACGGCGGCAGGTCAGTGGAGTGCTCGTAAGGCGCAGCTTCTGGCTAAGCAGTACAAAGCTAAGGGTGGCGGCTACCGTGACTAAAAAGTCGCAGCAGTCGCTGAAGGACTGGACCGCTCAGAAATGGAGAACCAAAAGTGGTAAACGATCTTCTGACACGGGTGAAAGGTATCTTCCAGAAGCTGCGATCAAAGCTCTCTCGCCCCAAGAGTACGCCGCCTCAACCCGAGCAAAGCGAGCAGGCAAAGCCTCCGGCAAGCAGTTCGTAGCTCAACCTAAAGCCGTCGCCAAGAAAACCGCGAGGTTCCGCTAAATGACCACCACCGGTACCACCACTTTCGACCTTGACTTCACGGATCTAGCCGAGGAAGCGTTCGAGCGTGCTGGCCGAGAGATGCGTTCTGGTTACGACCTGCGTACTGCACGTCGTTCCATGAACTTGATGACTATCGAGTGGCAGAACCGGGGCATTAACATGTGGACGATTGAGGAGGGGAGCTTCACGCTGACCCCCGGCCTCAACACGTACGCACTGCCGACTGACACCATCGACTTGATGGAGCATGTCATCCGCACGGGGGCTAACTCCTCGTCTACTCAGGCGGATCTGACCATCACTCGTATTAGCGTTTCTACGTACGCTACGATCCCTAACAAGCTACAGCAAGCGCGTCCTATACAAGTCTGGGTGCAGCGCATGAGCGGGCAGGTGAGCCCTGCCAACGCGACCTTGGTGGGCACCATCAATAGCTCCACCACGACGATCACGCTCAGCGATACCACGAGCCTTCCGGCTGCTGGCTTCATCCGTTTGGATAACGAAGATATCTACTACGGATACATAAACAGCAACAACACGTTGGGCGGCGTGTTCCGTGCGCAGAACGGTACGACCGCCGCTTCGCATACCAACGGCACTACGGTCTATAACCCCAACCTGCCTGCCGTGACCGTCTGGCCGACGCCGGACAACAGCACCACCTATACCTTCGTGTACTGGCGACTGCGCCGTATCCAAGACGCTGGGTCGGGAGTGGCTACGGCAGACATGAACTTCCGCTTCCTGCCCTGCGTAGTTGCGGGGTTGGCGTATTACGTTGCGATGAAGCAGCCTGACTTGGCCGACCGACTCCCGATGCTCAAGCAAGCGTACGACGAGCAGTTTGACCTAGCTGCGGGCGAAGACCGCGAGAAAGCCGCAGTGCGCTTCGTGCCTCGGCAGATGTTCATTGGCGGGGGGTATACCTAATGGGTAATCGCTTCGCCTCCGGTAAGTTCAGCATCGCCATGTGCGACCGCTGTGGGCAGCAGTTCAAACTCAAGGTTCTGCGCAAAGAAGTCATCAAGACCAAGATTTTCAACTTGCTGGTCTGCCAAGAGTGCTGGGATCCAGACCATCCGCAATTGCAGCTTGGTATGTATCCGGTTGACGATCCGCAAGCCGTGCGCAACCCGCGCAAGGACAGCACGTATGTGACTGCTGGGGTCAACGGCCTACAGCTTGATCCAGACAATCCGTACGGTGGCGTACCCACTGGCGGTTCTCGGGACATCCAATGGGGGTGGAACCCCGTTGGAGGGGCTAGAGCAACTGATGCAGGACTCACACCAAACTACTTGGTGGCGATCACCTCTGTTGGTACAGTAACCATCCAAACGACGTAAGGAGTCGACATGGACAAGAAAGATCTCGCGCAAGACAAGAAGATGATTGCTGGGGCCGTGCACAAGCACGAAAAGGCAAAACACCCCGGTCAACCCATGACCAAGCTTGCCAAGGGCGGTAAGACCAATGCACAGATGAAGGCGCTGGGCCGCAATCTTGCTAAGGTTGCCAACCAGAAGAAGTCTTCGTTCACCTACAAGAAGGGTGGCTAAGATGGCTAAGTTCAGCAAGAAGGTTGGCGGGAAGGAAGTGGGTGACGCTTCCGTCTACGCCGAGCCGCACACCATGAAGGGCGGCAAAGTGGCGTTGGGTAACGGTACTCAAGCGGAGCCTACCCGTGCGGACAAGGTGAACATGTCGGTGGGTAACGTCAACCGCGACGGTTACAACCCCGCCCCTAAGACTTCCGGCATCAAGATTCGTGGTACCGGCTGTGCTACTAAGGGCACGATGGCCCGTGGCCCGATGGCGTGAGGCGTAGATGAACTACACCGAGTTGAAGGCAAACATCGCAGACATCTGCGAGAACACCTTTACGAATGACCAGTATGCTTTATTCACGAAGCAGGCTGAGCAACGTATCTACAACACGGTGCAGATCGCTAATCTGCGTAAGAACGTTACCGGCACGCTGACTAGCGGTAACAAGTACCTTGAGTGCCCTAACGATTTTCTATCGGTGTACTCTTTGGCGGTGGTGAAGCCGGACGGGGATTATTTGTACTTGCTCAACAAGGATGTCAACTTCATCCGCGAAGCGTACCCGAACCCCAACGTCTCCGGAGTGCCCAAACACTATGCCATCTTCGGCCCCCGGTCAGATAACGACACGGAGTTGACGTTCATCCTCGGCCCCACTCCGAACGCTGCGCTGACTGCGGAGCTTCACTATTACTACTACCCAGAGTCAATCGTCACGGCGCAGACTACGTGGCTGGGCGATAACTTTGACTCTGCCCTGCTGAATGCGGCGCTTGTTGAGGCCATTCGGTTCATGAAGGGCGAGCCCGACTTGGTACAGTTCTACGAGAAGATGTACGTGCAGTCTATTGCTCTGTTGAAGAATTTGGGCGACGGCAAGCAGCGTATGGATGCGTATCGTGATGGTCAAGTACGGTTGGCGGTTAACTAATGAGCATCGTACAGACTCAAACCACCAGCTTCAAAAAGGAGCTTTACTTGGGCACCCACGACTTGTCCGTGGACGTGCTCAAGATTGCTTTGTATACGGCCAATGCTGACTTGAATGCCGACACCACGGTGTACACGACCAACAACGAGATCACCGGCACTGGATACACTGCTGGCGGAAAGACGTTGACTGGTACGACCATCAACAGTTTTTTGTATACAGCCTATGTGGACTTCGACAATGTAGAGTGGAACCCCGGTGTTTTCACGGCGCGATGTGCGCTAATATACAACGCTAGCAAAGCTAACAAATCCATCGCAGTGTTGGACTTTGGGTCGGACAAAACCTCACCCGCTACCTTCACTATCGTCATGCCGGTCAATGACGCCAACAGCGCCTTGATTCGGTCTTCCAACTAGGAGCATTGAATGAGCATCGAAAAAGCTAAGGCCGCTGACAACGTCGCAAGCGGATTGGTCGCAAACACCGGAGCGTCTGAAGGCGCAAAGGCAACGGGCAAGTACACCGTTGAGTGCTACGACAAGGACGGCAACCTCAAGTGGGTTGCTGAGACTCCCAACCTCGTGGTCAACGTCGGCCTTCAGTACATGGCCGGTACGGCTCTGACCACCACCGCTCAAGTCACTACTTGGTATCTTGGCCTGTACGGCGCTGCCGCTTCCAACAGCCCCGCTGCCGGAGACACCATGTCTTCGCACATCGGTTGGACGGAAGTGACCGCTTATAGCCAAGCTACTCGTCCCGCCGCTACGTTTGCTGCGGCGACTAATGCCAATCCGTCCGTGGTGACCAACACGGCTAGCAAAGCTTCGTACAGCATTAACGGCACGACGACGGTGGGTGGCGCGTTCCTTACCTCCGACAACACTAAGGGTGGCACAACCGGCACGCTGTTCTCAGCTGCGGACTTTTCTGCTCCCGGCGACCGCTCTGTTGTCAACGGAGACACGCTGAACGTTACCTACACCTTCAGCCTTGCTGGGTAAGGATAAGCCATGCCGTTGGTTATCGCTGACCGAGTACAAGAGACAACCACGACTACGGGCACCGGCACGGTTACGCTTGCCGGTGCAGTTACTGGGTTTCAGTCTTTTGCCGCCATCGGCAACGGCAATACTACGTACTACACAATAGCCCACTCCACGCTTTCAGAGTGGGAAGTCGGTGTCGGCACGTACACATCCAGCGGTACTACGCTTAGTCGTACTACTATCCTAGCGTCTAGTAACAGCGGCAGCGCGGTTGACTTTAGCGCGGGTACGAAGAACGTGTTTGTTACTTACCCGGCATCTTTGGTAACCACGACAAATAGCAAGATCGTTGCTATGTCTATCGTCTACGGGGGATCTTAAATGGCTGCGCCAAACATAGTCAATGTTTCGGCAATGTATGGAAAGACCGCCGTATTGGCGGTCACTACATCTGCCACCGCCATTGTTACCAATTCTGCGGCTAGCAATAAGGTGCTTAAGGTAAATGCACTGTACGTAGCAAACGTAGACGGGACAAGTAATGCCACTGTTGACATCGACATATTCCGTTCGAGCACGGCTTATCGCATTGCGTACACTGTAGTTGTGCCAGCAGATGCTACTTTGGACGTTATTAACAAACCTTTGTATTTGGAAGAAGGGGATTCTCTTCGTTTAACAGCAAATGCAGCTAATGACGTGGAAGCTGTTTGCTCTTACGAGGAGATTTCTTAATGAATCGCGGCAATGCAGGTGTTATTGGCACTTTAGTTACGCCTTCTGCTAGCGTTGCCACAGGCGTATTTAGCCTTAACCAATTACAAGTCGCCGCAAAAAATGGTACATGGCCTCCTTTCGCAGTGCCAGATCCATACTTTAATTTAGTCACAATGTTGCTGCCGGGAAACGGCACTAACGGCGCGCAGAATAATACCTTCCTCGACAGCAGCACCAACAACTTCACGATCACCCGCAACGGCAACACCACGCAGGGCACCTTTGCGCCGTATGGAAATTTGTGGTCAAACTTCTTTGATGGGGGATCGACTAACCTTTTAAGTTTCCCTTCATCCTCAACTGCATACAACCTATCTGGCGCTGCTTGGACAGTCCAATTTTGGGTTTATCCTTTAATAACAACGTTCAGCGATGGGGCATGCCGTGTCTTAATGGCCGGAACTAACGGTACTAATACGGCATGGGTAATCGCTATCGAGTCTAATTACTCATTTACTTTTAGCATTCCATTTGGCGGCACGACTAATATTGCTACTGCGTCCGGCGCGTTAACAAGAAATACTTGGACGCATGTTGCTGTAGTTTATTCTGGCGGCACTGCACGAATTTATTTTAATGGCGTATCAGTCGCCGGGCCTGTAGCAATAACTTTACCTGTGTCTTCAACTGTAAGTTTTAAGATTGGGTATGATAACGTAGGCACTGTAAGCACTAGATTTAATGGTTATATATCTAATGTTGCAATTAATACAACTACCGCGCTTTACACCTCCGCCTTTACCCCACCGACAATTCCGCTGACCGCCGTCTCCGGCACTAGCCTACTGACTTGCCAAAGCAACCGCTTCATCGACAACAGCACCAACGCACTTGCTATTACGGTCGCTGGTAACCCAAGCATCCAACGCTTTAGCCCTTTCTTACCAACGGCGAGCTACGCGCCAAGCGTCGATGGCGGGAGTGGGTACTTTGATGGAAGCGGGGATTATTTGAGTTTAGCTGGAAACACCGCATTTACAATGCCGGGCGATTTTACTGCTGAGGCTTGGGTTTATTGTAACGGATATACAAATGATTATGCCGCAATTTTTGGATTTTCAAGTGATTCAGAAAATACAGGTTGGAATATTCTTGTAAGAACAAATGGTAGGTTACATTTTAATGTTGCCATG